GAACGTTGCCCTCTGGATTCAGAACGATGAGGGTCTGTATGGTGCCGCCAAAGAGTGCCGCACGTATCAGGACCTGGTTTCCATGCTCCGTGAGTGTGGCAGCAAAGAGACCCCAGACGGTTGCCGCTGGGATGACCCCGCAATCGACGGAATCGAAATCAACGACATGATGGCAGACCTGTGACAATCTGACAGGTGGTACACATCCGACATGGTGCCACCTCAATGCCCTATAATTAAACACATCGGAGGGCAACGGACCCTCCACCACTCTTCCGACTCATGACCCTGACCAACACTCTTGAGATCCTGACCTCCTACGTCATCAAAGAGACCAACCGCTATGTTGCAGAGGAGTTTCGTCTCTACGGTAAGACTCTGCAACAGATTAAAGACGGTGGCATGGAGACTGCAGACTTCACAAAGATCTTCCAATACATTGTGAATGAGGTAATCGAAGCAGGCATTAAGACCCTGGGCATTGATGGCAAACGTGAAGAAGTTGCTGGTTACGATTACATCATCGAAGGGCAACCTGTTGAGTTTAAGTTAATGGGAGGTGCCTCTAAATCCTCCTTTGCTACGGGTAACAAAACCTCCCACTTTGGGGGTGCTAAAACTAACCTTGTGTGGAGCATTAAGTACACTTTCAACGACAATCAGATTGATACTTTCGGCATGGTGCTGATTGACACTAACCTGACCGAATCTAACGTGTGGAATGCATCCTCTGGACGTAAGGATTCGTTCTCTCAACTGCAACTGATTGTGGGTGAGGAAGATTGCATCCTGACGCAAATGGGTATCATCAAACCTGCTGCAAAGTATCTGCAATTCGTTCCTCTCCCCACTGAAATCCTTCTGGGTGAGGGTAACACTGTGCTCTCTGAGTTGCTGGGTTGAGTTATACTTAGGGGGCAGTGATTGCCCCCTATTCGTTATGCTTATGTGTGCGTGATTTGGCAGTTGTTTTATATTTAACGTTTTGTAACGGGGGGCGCGTTAAGCCCCCGTTCATAAAACCCCAACCTCCCCTAAGCTATAAAGTGTTACACTCACCAGATCAATATAAAACTCACAAGTTTTCTATATAAAATCAAGAGACGAAAACATGGAAATGCAAAAAAATCCGGAGGAAAATTTTACGACTGTAGAGGTCGATGCAATTACTGGGGAGTATTATATAACGATACCTGAGTGGGTATTGAGTGAATTTGAGTGGTATGAAGGCACCCAGATAAACATGGAGGTTGAGGGAGACTGTATAGTGATAACCGAAATAAAAGACTGATATTGACTTTGACTAGATAATACTGTATGATACTGAAGTAACGTTACTTACTTATGGCTAAAGGATTTACTGTAAAAGCAAAAGCACCGAGCACACAGGGACGCGAAGCATCTGAGTGGGATTACGACAAGGCACGTGAGATGGTAAAAGGGAAGGCAATTGTCTTCTGTCTACCTGGGAGAGGTGTTTCGTATACGTATCTCAAAAACTTCGTGCAATTGTGTTTTGATTTAGTGCAGGCAGGAGCAAGCATTCAAATTTCGCAAGATTATTCATCGATGGTAAACTTTGCAAGATGCAAATGTTTAGGTGCGAATGTGCTGCGAGGACCTGACCAAATTCCCTGGGACGGGAAGTTAAAGTATGACTATCAGTTATGGATTGATAGTGATATTGTGTTTAATACTGAGAAGTTTTATCAGTTGGTATTGATGGATCAGGACATTGCCAGTGGATGGTATATGACTGAGGACGGACGTACGACGAGTGTTGCACACTGGATGGAGGAAGATGATTTCCGAAACAATGGTGGAGTAATGAATCATGAGACTGGTGAAACGATGTCACGACGTAAGAAGCCATTTACTGTTGACTATGCAGGATTTGGGTGGTTGTTGATTAAGCACGGAGTCTTTGAGCATGAGGAGATGAAGTATCCTTGGTTTGCTCCTAAAATGCAAGTCTTTGAATCTGGGGAAGTTCAGGATATGTGTGGAGAGGATGTAAGTTTCTGTCTGGATGCAAAGGAAGCAGGCTTTGAAATTTGGTGTGACCCTCGTATCAGAGTTGGTCACGAAAAGACAAGGGTAATTTGATACGGTGACAGAAAGGTATACAATTCTCCATAATAACAAGGTCTTAGGAAAGAACTTGACGGAGGAGGAATACTTTGATATGATGGAGGACCTGTCGGTAGAGTTTTATCAGACAGGTTTTCCAAGACCACAAGAACTTGAAACTAAGATTACTAAGGAGTATTAATTATGGCTATGCGTAAAGGTGGTGGTTATGTGGAGGGAGCTCCTAAGAAAACTCGTCAAGGAGCGGGATCTCATACCAAGTATGCTGCGTCTTCTCGCAATAAAGCACGGAAGAAGTATCGCGGTCAAGGCAAAGGTTGATATCAGGAGGGGGATGACCCCTCTTTTTTTATGAAAATAAATACGAATAAGGGATAGCAACCCCTCTAAAAGTTCTGATTTTTATAAATCAGGAGCTAAAAATGGGACAATCACCTGTCGATCGTAATAGAGACTATATGAGAGAGATGTGGGGCACGGATCGTCTTGCCTCAGATTATGGTTCGATGCAAAACATTAATGTATATGAGGAGAAGAAGCAATTTCTTCAAGAGATTATGGACTATGAGAAGACACATGACTTAAAAAAACAGTCAGAATTACATGAAAAGATTCGTAATGATGATGATTATGATGATTGGGAGTATGGCACAGAGCCAAATTATGGAAATCCTTGGTCTTGAGCATAAATAAGTCAAGAAAACCTTCTGATCAATGGCAGTCACTCGGATATCAAGAGCATTTAAGGACATTAGTTTGTCTTTTGACCCTCATCCGGTGACAAAAGACCTACCTATTCTTAAAAATGAGAATGCAATTCGTCGTTCTGTAAGAAATTTGGTTGAAACTATCCCTACAGAGAGGTTTTTTCAACCTCTTTTAGGGTCTGATGTAAGAGCAAGTCTCTTTGAGTTTGTTGATTATGGCACGGCGAGTGTAATTCAGGACCAAATTCTTACAACAATCGAAAATTTTGAGCCAAGAGTGGAAAATGTTGAGGTTCAGGTCAATCCACAACCTGATGACAACACATTTGAATGTAATGTTATCTTTGATATCATTGGTCAGGACTTTCCGACTCAAGAATTTACATTTATCTTAGAGGCAACCAGGTAATATGCCTTTTACAAAGTTTACAAACCTAGATTTTGACCAGATAAGAGCACAAATTAAGGATTATCTCAGGGCAAATTCCAATTTTACGGACTTTGACTTTGAGGGATCTAACTTTTCTGTCTTAATCGACACTCTTGCCTATAATACTTACATTACGGCATTCAATTCCAATATGATTGTCAACGAATCCTTCTTGGATTCGGCAACATTGAGGGAAAACGTCGTATCTTTGGCAAGAAATATTGGTTATGTACCTCGGTCCAGGAGCTCCTCTAAGGCAAATATAACACTATCCGTGGTAACAGACACAAGTAGTCCTACACTAACCTTAGAGGAGGGTCTAGTGTGCGTAGGATCCGTTGAAGATAGTAATTACATCTTCTCAATTCCAGAAAGTATTACTACTGTAGTTTCTTCTGGCACTGCAACATTCTCTGGTATTGACATTTACCAGGGCACACTACTTAGAAACAGTTTTGTAGTTGATGGATCCCTCGATCAGAGATTTATTTTAAATAATTCCTTCATTGATACTGCTACAATCGTTGTAAAAGTTGATGAAAAGGAATATTCACGTGTTGATAATATTATTAACCTAAATTCTGACTCTGAAATCTATCTTCTTCAGGAAGTTCAGGATGAAAAATATGAATTATTATTTGGTGATGGTTATTTTGGTAAGAAATTGACCAATGGCGCAGTCGTTACGGTCACTTATATCGTTACTGACGGTGTTGAAGGTAATGGAGCATCTGATTTTGCCTTCTCTGGACGTTTAGTTGGTTCTTTAGATCAAATTGTAGGTCCAACATCAGTCACTGTAACAACAAATACTGCATCATCTAATGGTGGAGATATTGAAAGTATTGAATCTATCAAGTATTTTGCACCAAGACTATATTCATCTCAGTATAGAGCAGTAACTGCCCTTGATTATGAGGCAATTATTCAATCAATCTATCCAAATACTGAATCAGTATCTGTAGTTGGTGGTGAGGAATTAGATCCTCCACAATTTGGCAATGTAATTATTAGTATCAAACCAAAGAATGGTGATTTTGTTTCTGACTTTGACAAGGAAACAATACTTTCTAAATTAAAGAATTATTCATTGTCTGGCATCAATCAACAAATCATCGACCTTAAGGTTCTTTATGTTGAAGTTGACTCTGCAGTATACTATAACCCATCTCAGGCATCAACTCCAAATGATTTGAAGACATCAATT